TCACCAGCATACATAATTAATTTTCTAAGAGAAGCACGAGCCATACGTCCTTCGCCATATTCTTTTTCTTTGTCCATTGTTGTAATTTCTCCGTACATTTTCTTTTCCTCTTCTACGGCTTTATCAGGTAAAGCGGGATTAATTTTCTTGTAGGGGTGTCTAATCTGTTCAATATGCATTGGAAGATAATCAAACATGTCAACAATTTCCATATCAAGTTCAGCAGAAACCATACCAATAGCGTAAGTTGTCATATGAGATAGCATTACAGCCTCTTCAACTTGATCCATATCTACTTCAGTACTACCAATTTCATAAAGAGCTTTTTCAATACCAAACATAGCATCTTGATATTTCATTGCTGAAAGCACATCTTCTCTAGACTGCTTACTCATATCAGGAATCATTGCTTTTAATTTTGTAAAGGCTTGAACGGCTCCCATACAAATATCAAAGTTTTTAGTGGTGTATCCCATAAGTTCTACTTGATTTTCCATTAGACATCTCCTAAAATTTTCTTTTATTATAACTTTTATACTATTTTACTTCCAGTTAAAAATTCTTAAATTAAGTTCCAAGCCCAGCTTCAAATACCGTCTTTTCTCCAGTAGTTAAATTCTCTTCAATCTTTTCTCTACTACTCAATAATTTTCCACACTGAGACTTACAAAGTTTAAAACTTCTATCATATCCTTGTAAATATGCTTTTAGCTTATTCCAGTATTCATATGATATAATAGTTTCTAAAGGAATCTTCGTAGCATTAAACTTTTCTTCCATATCATCTAGATAATAAAATCTATCATTACTTTTATCAAAGTAGTGTGATCCTGTCCAACAACATCTAAATACTAGACCATTTGGAGCAACATACCACTTTCCCCATTCTTCCCACGAACATATAATTTGTTTTGGGATAGAAGATAAGTCTGTTTTCTTTTTAGCATGAACATAATCTCCAGATTTTGGTGCTGCAAAATCACGACCAGTTTTAACAGTAGAAAAAGAGTGAAAACCTTCTGAGATAGCTAGTTCTTTAGCCTTTTCTACTTGATGCTTATTATGTTCAAAAACTATATATTTCCAGTGTACTTGTGGTCTATTAGTTGCTATAACAGAACGAGCATTGTTAAATACATTTTCAAACTTTGTATTAATTCTATAAATAGAATGAGTATCTTCTAGTCCGTCTAAATCAAAATTTATAATATCTTCTGTGGTTAAAATATTTCCTACGTCAGTCCAATAGTCTGACCCATGTATACCACCGTTAGTATGAATATTTAAACGTGTTCCATATTTCTTAACATATGTAATAATTTCACGAAACTCTTTGTTCATTATAGAGTCTCCGAAATTACCATTTAAAACAATCCAGTCAAGTTGTTCTAAAAACTCTGGATAAAAGACTTGCTTAAATCTATCTAACGTATAGGTATACTGCTCATCGTTTAAGTCTATTCTTAGAGGTTTTAAACGATGACATGCAGGACACTTTGCATTACATCTAAAAGTTAGTTCAGTAGTTATTTGTTTATATTTTCGCATATATCCCTCATTATGGTGTATCCCATGCGGAAATAACAGAAACTAAGCCAGAGGGAAGGCTCGCTACAGTATATTGAATTGAGTTATTTCCTCCATTAAATATCCAATCAGCAGTTGGAGCTTGAACTACTCCATTTAAGGCTACAGATATTTTATCAATATCTGCTGGAGAATTAGTTAGTGCAATTACATTTGAAGTACCTGTAGAAGTATTAGTTACATAAGTAGGAACAATTGAAGCACCAAGAAGACCGTCTACATATGCTTTAGTAGCTGCATCTTGTAGGGCAGTAGGATTTCCTACACCAGTAATTTTATTGGTTCCCATAGCAAGAGCGCCTGTCATAGAGTCTCCTGCTTTATCTACTTTAGCATCAGCGTTTGAAGATACTGCATTAAGGTTTGCATTTAATTGGGTATAAGTAATATAGTCATTTGCACGAAGTTCTACACCATTAGATTCTACTGTATCTGCTGCAACAGAGGTAGCAGTAAATACTCCTACATTGGAAGTTCCTCTAGCATCAAAATTAAATCCTGAACTTGTGGTTCCTACCAAAAGATTACCTAGGTTAGTAATTCTAAGTCTTTCTGCAAGTGTCCCAGAATTACTAGTTCCGATAGCTAAGTAAGTACTTCCTCCATTACTATCCACATTAATAGTACCTGCACCAGAAGTGCCATTGTAATCTAAATCTAATGAGTTTGTGGAACTACCATTTGAATCGTGAACTACAAGACCTCCACTAGAAATTGTTAGGGTTCCTGCAATATCACCATTACCGTCTACATCAAGGGAATCAGATTGCAGCTCACCAGTAATATCTACCCCGTCTGTTTTAGTTGTAAGTTTAGCACTCCCACCAAAATATAATAAAGCCGCAGTTGTAGAACCATCTGCTAAGAAGTAGTTTGCTAACCCTCCAGAACCGTCATCAGATGCTATAGCAACATCTTTATCGGTAGCAGTATTTCTAATATGTAAATCTCCAGTAAAGTTATAAACTGTAGAGTCTGTTCCGTCGTGATATATTTTAAGGTCAGTAGAAGCACCTAGTTGAATCTCATCACTATCTCCCATGATAAGATGAGAACCAAGAGTTAAAGTCCCAGAAATATCACCATTACCATCTACATCAAGAGAGTCTGACTGAAGTTCACCAGTAATGTCTACACCATCTGCTTTAGTTGTAAGTTTGACTGCATTATCATAATAAAGGGTTACTGCACCATCAGGTGTAAAAATAGCCATATTTTCTGAAGTACCTTTGGTAAGTCTGATGCTGTCGCCATTTGTTTGAAGTAATAATCTTCCAGTACCTTCGTCAGAAATGCGACTAGCCGAACCATCATGGTAAATCAATAAGTCTTGGCCATCACCAACTCTAATATATTGGCCATCAGCAACATCAACATTACTCACAAAAGATGCATCTTGGTTATCTGCAATAGTTAGTGCAGCAATTCCACCTGTTGAGAAACCAAGTCCGTCTGCTCCTGTTCTATACATACCAGTATCTGCATCACCACTAAAATTAAATGCAGGAGCGGCGGCAGTGCCGTTTGCGTAGGTTAGTCTAATACCTCCAGTTTGAGGACTTGCAAAAGAAGCAGTAGATATATTAAACCTATTAGTTCCTGATGTTGTAAAACTAATAGTTTCTGCCCCAGCTCTCCAAATACCTGTATTAGGATCAGAGTCAAAAGTAATAGAAGGAGCGCTGGCTGTTCCATCATCAAAATAACCAGTGTTTAATCTAAGGTTAGCGGCTGTAGACCCAGAAATAGCTGTATTAGTAGCAGGGTCAAAGTTGTGTAGTAGGGCAACTTCCCCTTGAGATTCATCATACCCAATAAATACATTACCATCATTTCCACGATTTAGTAGAAGACCAACATCAAGAGAAGGCGAACCTGTAAAGTTATTAGCTAAAAATAAGAGTCTATCATCAGTATAAGAGTCTTGAACTGCAAGATTTGCAAAAGAACCTGCAACAGTAAGGTTACCTTGAACTGTTAAGTCGTCATTCATAGTGACGGCTCCAGTAAAGGCTGTTGATCCATCTGTTATAGCAGCAATAGCTGAATTAGACCCCGTTAATCCTGTTACAAGATTAGTAATATCTGTATCATTAGAAGAAATATTAGTATTTGCACCTTGAAGGCCTGTTACAAGGTTAGTGATATTTGTATTAGCACCTGAGTGGGCGCCTAAGAAAATAAGAGTATTAGCTTGAAGTTTAGCATTTGTACCTGTTAAACCAGTTTGTAAGTTAGTGATAGCAGTATTAGATCCTGTTAATCCTCCACGAGCAACAAGATAGGTAGCATAGTCATTTGCACGAAGTTCGACTCCCGCAGAAGATACAGATGTAGCTGTAAAAGTACCTGTATTAGCGGTCCCACGTACATCTAGCCTAAAAGGAGTAGTTGTAAAACCGCTAGAGCCAATAATAACATTACCTCCTACAGTTGGACTAAAATCAATAATAACGTTAGCAGGACTACCAAAAGCAACCTGCCCTACTCCTAAAGAAGTAGCTACATTACTAAAACCAAAGGATCTTCGATCTTTATCTATCGTAAATATATTAGTACCAATAAGCAAATCAGTAGTTTCATTTATTATAGCAGTGACATTAGATTGCACTAAATTTATATTTGCATTAGCTCTCCTAGCATATGCATGTAAATTAGATAGAATAGAACCAGCGTTAGAAGATACGGTATTAACATTAACTTGAGTAGCTACAACATTAGACTGTACTAAATCTATATTTGCATTAAGAGCTACCGCTATAGGACTAGCGGTAGCGGTATTAGCAGCAAATTTATCTGCTGTGATAGAAGCAGTACTATAATGTCTAGTTTCCAGTGCGTGACTAGAGATAGCACCTGTTGTAATAACATTTGAGGAAATTACTTGAGAAGTAATCTGGGTTATAGCCATTTAAATTATCTCCGTATTATGTATCTGTTTTATCAGACTCTAGTTCGTCGAAAAATTCTTTTAAGAAATCTTTTTGTTCTGCAGGATTATCTTCTTCATCAAAAAATTCTTTAATAAAATCATCAATCTGGTCATCCACAGAAGGAGGAGCAAGTAAATCTTCAAACTCTAAGTCTTTACATGCTCTAATAACTAAGTTTTTACAGTATTCAATTTCATCTTCTTCCATAGACCCCAAAGAGCCATCTAAAGATTTTTTCTCTGTATAGTCATTTTCAATGTATAAAGAATATACATCCCCTTCAAGTAGTTTTGCTAAAGTAGGTTCTTTTTCCATAAAAGCATCAAAAGGGAAAGACCTTTCGACCGGCATTGCTCTAGGACCTTCAGTTTCGACGTCTCTAAAATAACAATACACTGTTTTTGTTTGAATGTCAATAGCATTAAATTTAATTGTAAGCATTTGGTGCCTCCTAAGTTTTTATAATATATTTCATACTGATTCCTGGATGGGTTACAGTATGTGTATGAGCTGAATGGGCAGATACTGAACTAACTACGTTGATAGTAGTCGATACGTCTTTATTAGTACTAGCGCTAACAGCAGCCGTGCCTACAGTATGAGAAGTTGGACCTCCTGAAGCAGTACTATTTTGAAAACTACTACCTATCGCTGTTGAAGTAGCTCCTAAACTAACAGAAGTAGACGTACCATATATAGCTCTTCCTCTAATATCTGGTAAATTAAATGTAGTAGATCCGTTTCCTGATCCAAAAGCAGTTCCACAGACAGCATAGAGCGCTGCATATGTTGTTCTACTTATTGCACTGCCTGAACATTCTAGCCAACCACTAGGAGCTGCACCACCTGCCCAGGCTACAACTACACCAGCTGGTATAAGAGGAGCAGCAGTTTCTGAAGTACTTCCCATAATAGTAGACTGAACAACTAAGTTAGCTCTGATAGGAGCAAGAGCACCTGCAGTAGTATATACCCCAAGACCTCTATTTGTATCTCCTGTATTGCCTGGAATCATCTTTATTGCAGCATTTTTTGTTCCGTTATTAAATCCTAAAGCTATATCATTAGAACCAGAAGAAGATTTTAGCTCAATAGCGGCACTTGTAGCTGTTGTCTGATTATTGGCAAAACTAGAAACTACTATTCTTGGAGTAATCGTAACTGCAGAAGTATGTTCCATTACAGTTGTAGGAATTGCTTTCATAGAAGCGTTTAATTTAGGACCTGTTACTGCTCCATTTGTTAATTCAGTAGTACCAACTCTACCAGGAAAAGGCAATCCAACGTCAACAAAGTCACTATTAAAAGTTCCTGTTGTTGCTACTCTTAAATACATTCTATTATTGGAAGAGCCTCCGCTATCTTTAACTACAACAAAAGCTTCTCCAACATCAAAAGTAGCAATATTAGCTGCAGCAGCGGCTAAGGAACCTTGTTGCCTCCAAGCAACTCCATATCTAGTAAAATTACCTCCCACAGGTCGATTAGTTCTGCCAGAAGCAACAGTAATAGCGCTATCAGAAACATAAAACATTCCAGTATCCGAGTCTCTATACCACATACCATCATAAGCGGTTGCGCCCATAGCAGACCCTTCTGCTACCAAGTTATCTGTATCTGGTGTAGCTCCACTATAAAAATTTTGTAATAGTGCTCTTAAACTACTATTAAATTGCGATCTTGAAACCGCAATAGATGCCCCTTGAGAGGGCAATACGTAGGTATTTGCATCTGTTAATGCCATATTATTAAACTCCTGTTACCGCGAAATCTACTTGTGGTAATATACCACTTGGTCCGCCAATATTATGTGCAGAGACTCCATTAGAGAAATATACGGAAATATTCGCTCCTCCTAACCCTCTATCTAAAATAATTACTTGTGGTTGTGCTAACTGATTAGAACTTGCACTCACAATAGACCCAGTTACTTTTGGAATTTGTGTAAATGCCATCTGTGAATAATCAACATATTTTGATAAGGTATCTACTGTTACTATTTCTGTATATAATCTTTCGTCTAAAGTTATTTTATAGTTAAACTTATCCAAAATTAATTCAGCTTGAGTCGGGTCACTATTATTAACTTTATATCTAAACTGGAAATATCTAAAGGTTCTAGCACCTGTTACAAAGTTTTCAAAACCGTCTGAACCAGCTACAGAAGTAAACGCTGATGAATCTACGTTACCATTAGCAAAATAAGGACTTGTTGTAGCGTATCTAACTTCAGTATTAGTTGTTACAATACCCGAAGTTCCATAAAAAGTCGCTCCCTCACTTAAATCTAACCACTGTTTTAAGTTTACCAATTTATAGGAGCTTCCGGCAACTTCTAAATTCGCAAATCCATTACTTCCTGTAGACATTCCGTTAGCATACCAAGAGTCTCCCAAAATAATTTCATTATCATTAGAAACTCCAGCAATTAAAGAAAATACGTTAGCGTTAGAATCATCTCCGTCATAGTTTCCAATAGCTACAATACCATATACATTGGAAGGGAAAGATCCTTGTAATCCGCTAACTAAAGTTTTATTTTCTGAATGATAAGTTACCGTAGCTGCTCCTGTGTTAGAGCTTCCTAAAATTTCTCCAATACCTAATGTTCCAGAAAAATCTACATCCTTTAATTTTCCAGAGCCAGAGGCAGCTTCTGTGACTTGATCTCCTCCTATCTGCTCGCTATAATCTAACCAAGTAGATTTAAGAGCTTGAGAGCCTACTAATTCTAATTGTATAGAAGCAGTCAAAGTATTACCTAAATCTCTAATTTGTGTTACATATTCAGCATTTTCTAGTGCTCTTAAGTCTGTAGGAGATCCTCCAATTACACTCCAACCAGAGGAGGAACCATTAGCGTTATCTACTACACTGGAATCAAACAAACTATCCGCTTTTGCGTAAGATAATCCTCCTGTATTAGAAGAATAGAATGATGCATAGGCGGACTCTGTGTTATTAGAGTTGTGAACCCCTACTACTAAAGGTACTCCAGGGGTATCTTCAGAAAAGATTTGGTATGTTTTACTAAAAGAAACAGGTTGAGAAGTAAAGGAAGCTGCAACTATATCAGTACTGAATATACCAGAAGTATCTTTAGTTCTTACTAGATACGAATATTGACCATATTGATCAATATCAATTACTACTCGGTTAGTACGAGCGTCAACGATAGCAACCTCTTGTGCTCTAGGCCATAAGTCTAAAAGAGTTGCTTGATCTGTTGCAATAGAGCCTTCAACCTTTTTAATTTGAACTTCTAATAGGTCAAGGTCATAGTTATCACCTGTTATAGGATCAATAACGTATCTCCAAATCATAACTAAAGTGTCACTTGCCTGTCCTACAGCAAAGTTTACCACATTTTTAGGAGGAGCTAATTTACCGGTGATTGAAGCCTGTTTAATTGCTACTGAGCCTCTAATATTTTTATTTAAAGGTATAACGCGTACAACAATAGCATTGGGGTTTGAACTTAAACCTCTTTCAATATTATCTATTTTTATTCTTATCTTTCCATCTTCATCTACCCCTGCTGCAGACACTTTTACAGTATTAAAAGAGGTTAAGTCTCCTGCAATATCTCCAGATATTTTATAAGAAATTTCATAATCGGTTACTTCTTGACCTGTGATATGGTCAAAAGAAACCATAATTCTAGTAGAGACTCCTAGTGTTGAGTCTTTATATAACTCTTCCGCAATAGCTAAATTAGAAACAGCCTTAATCGGAATAGGTCTTACACTAACACTTTTAGTTGTAAAAGGGCTACGTCTTCCATACTTAGTTACGTTTCTAGCCCTTACAGAATGAATACCTACTTCAGCTCTATTAATTACTCTTTTACTACCAGACTCTAAGTTTAAAGGTATAAAAGTATTAACGGGGGTATTAGTAGTATATACCCCATTATTAGCTAAATTTAAAAGACCTCTATAACGAAGATGGTTATAGTCAAAGGTAAACGTTTTTGATCCTAAATCTAAATTACCAACAGTTCCAATAGGATCTTCAGTAATATTTATAGCAAACGCTGTTGCCACATTAGATTTAATATTATCACTCAAAGTAACTCTATATATACCGTTAGCAGTAAGAGCAGCGTCATAAGACGGAGCCGCAATATCAAAGGTAGAGTCAGAAATACCATATACGTTACCCGCATTCCAGGTAATATTATCACCTCTTTCTAATATAGGAACAGTATAAACATTAGCTGTTACTCTAATATCTAAATTAGATATTGAGGTAGGTAAAGTGCTTAGATTAATAGATACTTGAGAATTAGATAAATTATCTAATCCTTTTTCTAGTGTAAAATCAGAGTGTGTTCCTCCATTAATAAATACTTCTACAAAGCCTGTATGTCTTAGAGAAACTCCTAAAGGTTGTTTAAAAACATGATTATCAATTAAATTAGAGATAGTAGCTGTATTACTTCTAACTAAATCTAAATGTGTACCAGTTACATACAGAGAATTATTAGCAAAATATCTGTGATCTATAACTTGAGGAACCTTAATATAAAAAGGAGGATCAGGCAATAATCCATGAATAGTAGTAGAACCAGAATGATCATTCAATATTTTAATAGTATTAGTAGAGGCATTATAAGAAGTAACATTAGCACTGTATTGAGTCACCCTAGTATCAGACCCAATAAATCCTAATAATCCCGCTGCGTCTCCTGTACCTCCCTCATCTTTAGAGTTAATTGGTAAAGTAATCTTATCATTACCTTTTAATCCTCCAAAGTCAAAAGTATCATTAACAGCAAGAACATGAGTACCAAAGTTTATGTCTTGAAGATTGTTTAATCCTGTCAAAGAAAGCTCAATATACCCATTAGCTTCTTCGTCAGCTCCAATATCAACGATATCATAACCAGTAACAAGAATTTTTGATCTTCCGATTTCTGTAGTGAAACCGTTTTTACCCATTAGAGTAACAGACTCTCCTTCTAAGATATCTGTAAAATCATCCATATGTACTTTTATAATATCCCTCGATGCTTGAGGGGTAGTGTTTGATACTAGCGATCTTGTATTAAAAGGAGGAGCATGGAAAAAGTCAGTTCTAGTCTCGTTAGAATAACCGGTAAAATCATTTGTAAAACTAATATCAATATCAGTATAAACAGAGCCGTCTAAATCTCTTTTTGGTACTGCTCTTAGTTCAAACATAGGAGCAGGAGGAGCTTGTAGAGGAGAGAATAAATCCGTAAAAGCTAAAGGCTTATAATTAATTAATGTATCAGAATCTACATAAACATTAGAAATATATTCTCTAGCTTCAATGAATACTGTTTCGTCTGGCTCTCTTTTCATATTAATGATTCTAAAGAGTTTGTCAGATTGCGCAGTAAAAATATCAGTAGGATTAGCAATAGTTCCTATACTCCAAGTATCATACCTACTTGGTGTATGAAAAGTTCCCCACCCACCACTAAAAGCATTAAAAGTTTTAGATGGGTGATCCCATTTACTTAAAGCCTCAACTCTGATAACTTCGGCACCACCAGTAACATTTGCAGTATTAGATAGATTAAAACTAGTGTTACTAATTATATAAGCATCAACTAAACCAGAAGTGTGACTAGACACCCTAAGAATTAAAGGATCAGTATTAGCTGTAAAAAACGACGAAGTTATAGAAGGATTTCCTATATGTTCTAGGTATATAGCCGTATTTGATGCAGTAGAAGAGTTAGATACTATACCTCCATAACCCCACCCTACAGAAGTAGCTCTTTGAGATACCGCAATAATAGATCCTGGAGTAAGTTCAGAAGCTTCTATACCAGTTTTAAAGCCAACTTTTCTTCTAGAATATTTGGAATCAGCAATAACATATTGAGCAGCTCTAATTGCTTGACTTTTTCTAGCTACTCCATCTAAATCAATTTTTGCAATATTCTCAATACTATTACGTTCTCTAAGAGCTTTTGGATCATCAATTCTTAAAACTTCTCTTCTAAAGTGTAATGTAGGGTCTATATAAGTAACATCTACACCAGTAATTAGAGACTCCTCTGATATACCAGAAATATTCATGGTCCCTGCTATAATATTTGTCTCATTAAATACTGCTGATGGCATATTATCAGGCTTATCCTGATACATCATAATTTTACCACCAGAATAGAATAGTATAGATCTAGAACTAAGACTAACAATATTTATAGCATCCATGACTTGTTTTTGGTCAGATATAACACCGTCGTATATAAAACGTCTCTCTAACACTCCAAGACCTGCGTCTATCCCCACTAAAACCTCTGTAACCTTTGTTTTAACTCCTCTAGGCTTATATCTATTAGTACCATCAGCCTCTGCTGCAACTCCCACAAATTCACCTGTAGTAACATCACAAGCATCATTATATACTGCAGCATCATAAAAAGAGAATTTATCAACATTTTCTTCTGGAATACCTAATCCATAAGATTTATTAGTTAGCATGTCATATATAATCCATGCAGGATTCTGAGTCCATGAGAATACAAACTGCCCGTCCCAAAGACCGTTATAAATAACAGGAGTGCCTGTTAGTAAGGTAGTTCCAGTTTTTTGTTGACTATAACCATAATTTGTTCTATCAGTGGCACTAACCTCTACCTCTCTCCAATCAATATCTCCATTCTCTAAAATAGGCTGATTATAATTAGAGGGTACTTTTACAATAAGACCTTTAACTATCTGAGTAATAGCAGGCATTCCGCCTTTATGTTCTGCGAAAGCTTTTAGTGCATATCCAACAGTAGCTGTTCTAGTATATGCAATAGGTTCTTCTATAATTTCGGTCCACCCTTGGAAAGTTACAGAGGCTTGTACTTTAGAAGACGCAGTATCAGCATTTGTTTTTTCAACTGTGAATTTATAACCAGCGTCATCTATTTTATTAGTAGGAACTGCTAAGTATATGTCAAAAGAAAATGCAACGTTCGTCTTACCATTAATAGTTCTTGTTTGTGTAGCTAGTTCTTCTGTTCCATCTCTATTATATAATGTAACTTTTACCTCTATAGTTTCTGGAAGAACATCTCCTTTATCATTTTGTTTTTGTAAGCCTCCAATGATAAAATAAAACTTACAGGCTGTTAATGCTGTAGGAGATGTATCTTGTTTATCAACAGCAGATCGAGGAACGCCATCAGCATTACCTTTTTTAAGTTCTACTGTTCCTTGTAGTCTCTGAGGGATAAAAGTATAGTCTCCAAATAAAGGAATGCGTTGTTGAGATATTGTTCCTGTATTAGTATAATAAAAGAACTTTTCATCATCTACTACTCCCTCTACTAATAAATCTTCAATATTACCTTCATTAAATTCTATATCTTGTGGTCCATTTGGGTTGATTCTATATACAGGACCTTCTCCTAAACCAAGGGTTAGTAATAAAATATCTGTAGAGAACAGGTTATTGGGAGTTTCGGTTCCGCTACCGCCGCCTTTTCCTCCACCGCCACCATTATGAACATAAACTCCATTAGCGATATAAGAGTGAACATGAGAAACTTTAAAGTTATAAACTTCTCCATCTCGTAGATATTCAATAGAATTAATTTTAGATAGTTGATTATCGTTTGTTAAAAGATTGTCACCAACCTTAAAATCTTTTAGCTCTTGATATGTACCATCTTCTTTTAACACCCAGTGATTAGGAGTAATATCAAGAGTACCCGCTTCGTGTTCGACGCGATATATTTTATCTATAGGGTGATAAAAAGTCTCAGTAACTGTGGATAAAACAGAATGTCCTAATTCGTTAAAAGCCCATACGGAATCTCCTACTTCAATATCTGAAATAGGTTTAAATCCTGATTCTATAGAGATAAGAGTATCAGGAGCAAAACAACCTCCTCCTCCGCCTCCACCTTCTATTAAAGGAACCGCAGTATCATCAATATAAAGCACTGTCATTCTGTATAATCTACCTTTTAATTTGTCCTAGTAATTTCATCTGACCTAGTATAAAATATGTCACTCACAGCGATTGTATCGTTTTCTCCGTGTTTTATAGTTTCTACGTGCCCACTTAACATTTGTCCTGCAACTCTAGGAGCACCATAAATCAGAGGAACATTAGCATTAGTATCTGTAGTATTCTCTAAAGCATCAAACATATCATTATTTCTTCTTTGTTGGTTATTATTACTATTATTAACAGGCTCTGGAGGTTTCATCATCATTTGCATTAGTCCAGCCAAAACCAGACCAATACCCATTTTAAGCAGCCCTCCTGCTGTCAGACCAGCGATACCGACCTTAGCACTAGCATCAAATGCTGCAAGCCCACCAGCGGCGAAGGCACCTCCAGTAAAAAGGGCGAGACCTATTAAAACTACTCCCAAAAGTACCATTAAAAGACCACTTTTTCCTCCTGACCCTTCTAAAATAGGGACTAAGGTAAGTTCTTCATGTTTTAATCTATTAAATTCATAGTCTTTTTTCTTTAATAGTTCTCCTTCTGGAGTTATTAAACTAATATTTTCTTTTAAACATCCTGTAGAGATAGTTTTTATATACCTTCTCATTTTAGGAAATAAAGCCACTAATGCATGACGTATATCAGAAATACTGTTTACGTCTACTTGGTGAGACTTAACTCCTGTCATTTCTTGAAATGCGGGATGAAAGTTTAAAGTAACTAGCATTGTAAATCTGATTCCTCTAATGGTTTAAATCTTAGATAATTTAAGTCATCTAACCAGTATAAATAATATTCCTCTTTTGGACTACCAACTATAAATTTATATTGTTTAAATATAGCAGAGTTCTTATCATGATCACTAGGTAGTACGTCATGATAAGCAGTATGGCTATGAAAAATACCCCAGCAATCCTCTCCATACTTGAATAAGGCTCTGGGGTCTAAGACAAAACTTTCTGATGGCACAGGACTAAGATTATCACAAGGAATATATTCAAAGTTTTTTGTAATAATTCCACAACATTCTACTTCAGTATTTTCATTAATATGTTTTTTAAATCCTGCTACTAAGTCTTTGTACCTATCCATTTATATATCCCCATCGTATATTGTTTATAATAGTTACCATATGTAGCTATATGTGATTTGTGATTTTGTAATATATGCAGTATCTTATTATTCCCTATATATAAACCACAATGATTAGTAATTGTAGAAGCACCAATAGTCATAGTTATAACATCAAATTCTTTAGGACTATTAACTAACTGCCATCCATAATCTTTAGAAGATGCTTTTTTAATATTATCTTCATGAATTTGCTGATACCAGTAATCGTCTACTATATTACACCAGTCTCTAGTAGTATAGGGTATTTCTATTTCAAGTTCTTGTTTATAAATATACTTAACTAAATTAAAACAATCTATTCCAGTATTAGGGTCTAATCCTAAATGTTTAAAAGGAAGCCCTACGTATTTATCCCATTCCACCGCCATATACTTGCTATTTGATCTCTCCAATCTTGATTTAATACCTCAATTAAAGAACTTTTTCCTTCCGGTAAGTGAATAAATCTATTAGCCTCTATATATAAACCAAAATGAGTTGGTATTAAACGACCTGATTTAAATATTATTACATCATATTCTTGCAACTCTGTCAAGTAAACTTTTTTAGCAACAGTAGTTGCCCAATCTTCAAGTGTCTGAACGGATAAGCGCTTCATCCAACCTCTTCCATCTTTTGGCTTACCCCCTGGAAGACCTAAAGGTTCCCACAAACTTTCAAAAACATTAGAATTAAGCTCATTTTTATAGATGGAATCTATAAGAGTAATACAATTATTTTCTAAGTAATTATGTTGAATTCCTAAGTATTTAAGATATTTTGATTCCATCATACCAATCTGCTAACTGAGGGACTATAGCTGTAAAATTTTCGTTTCTATTTCTGTCTAAAATTCCAGTATTTTTCTTAAAGATACACTCTAATTTTTCTCTGTCTTTTATCTCACCATTCATATATCTTAACCAGTCTGACATATGTTTAATATCAGATATATGTAAATCTTTTTTGTGAGTCTCTATAAAATTTTTATAATACCTCATTATTTTTTGCTTTTCTTCAGTAGGTAAAACTTGCAAAGAAATAGAAGGGGGAGTAACTAGCGTTGTACCAAAGATAGGTATATTTTTCTTTTTACCCCATAAAAGTAAATCAGGCATAGAATAAATAGTTAATATAGATACGACTGAACTAATAGAGGTAACATAGGGTTTAACCATATCTATATTAGACTCAAAGTCTTCCCAAACTAACTCTTTTCTAACATATTCTGTAACTTCTTTATAACCATCACAACTCGTCCAGAGGTTGACTTTCTTAAACTGTTTCCATAAAGATACTAGATCATATTCTTTAAATTTTAAAATAGATAGGTTAGTGTTATACTGAACATTTATATCAGTTTTACCCTTAGAAATTAAGTACTCCAGTATTTTATAATGTTGCTCTAATACTAAAGGCTCTCCTCCTGCAAAATATAAAACTTCTAAATTAGGATATATTAACTCTAATCCTTCCCAAAACAAATCATTATCCCACTGCTCTTCTTTTTTACCTTGAATTGAAAATAAGTTTTTACCTTCTTTTATCCAAGCAGTACTAGAAGCAGGACCGCAAGTTCTGCACCTAAAATTACAAGTATTTCCTAGTCTAAAATCTATATAAGGAGGGGGAGGAGGGGTAAGGGTTTTTTGTAGGTACTCTTTGTGACTCCAAAAATTATTAGCGTTATTCTTTGGATTTTCAATAACACCTAATTCATCTTTTTTAAAACAAGGATTATAACACTGTTCTGGTATTTTCCCTTCTAAAAAAGATTTTCTTAATTCTATGTACGGAGTTCCGTGCCACACATCCATAATAGGTTGTGTATTATCTCCTAAAGAATCTTTATTTGAAAAAGAATCTGAAAAGCAACAGGCTTTATACTCCCCTCTCATATTACCATGCATATGAATCCACGGTAATATACATCCTTTTATTGCCATTACTGTTTTGGTACCTGTCTTCCTGTTCCTGGAAACCCTCCAAAATGAATTGTATTATTTCTAACTCTACAGGCTTCATATGATTTACCACATTCATCATCTTTTATTGATGCTGCGATAGTATTATTAGCAAATATAGGATTTGTATTAGCATAACGAGTCGGAAAAGTACCTGGTATAGCACTAGCGGCAGCAGGAGGGGTAGGAGGTCCAGGATATTGACACTCAGTTCCTTTATACTCCCATTGACACGTATTTTTATAAAATTTTCTTTTTGGAAGACGTAGTTTAAAATACTGTAACCAACTAGTTAAAGTAAATTCTGCAATTTGCTCATTTAGAGTAGGCATTTCTAAAATTTTAAATACATCTTTTACATAGGCTTCTGGATCATAATCATCGTTTACGATATAAAGGTTTTGTGTTTCTGCTGCATTAGCTAGAGGGGCACTCAAAAATAAAATTCTTTCTTCTTGAATATCTTGAATAGTTCTAGTAGCAGTTCCAAATTGATTTTTAACATTATCGCCTACTCTATAAGGAGCTGCGTTTACTACAGATATGACATTTCCACTAATATAATCTATACTAGAGTGTTCTGGCCAGTATTCAAGATGTGTTGCAAAAGTAGACTTAATTTCTACAACTCCTCCAAGAAAATCTCTCGTATCGTATTTAAGTTGTTCCCAGTCTTCCCCTAATGTCTGTGCTCTTGAATATCCCCAAGCTGAGTTTGTAGTTCCATAATAAGAATCTACGACATCTTGATTAAAATGAACATTACCTACAACTGTCGCCGGGTCAAGACCCCACACCATTTCACCATTTACCATAGCATGACAAGAGTTAGACGTAACATTTCCTACTAAGTATGGATTTTCTACAAGAGTAGTAACAACATTATCATAGTTAGATACCGAAATACTAACTCTATCAATACTTCCATCCGAAGAAGTAGAAATACCAGAAGATTCTACTGGATAAGGAAGATAACTCTCTCCTGCAAAAGAAACATTGTAGGTTAAATCAGAAAAATTATCACCAATTACTTCTGCTATTCTCCACGGCATGTCTACAGGCCAAGCGTATCCGGCACCCTCTCCAGAAGGATTACCGTTTTCATTAGGAGGATACCACTCTCCGGGGTAATAAAAAGTATATAGTCTTACTACAGGAGGTTGAGTAAATGCATGTCGTGCTCTAATAAAAGGGCTAACATTTATTGCTGAAATTGTAGCACTAGAAGATTGTACTGCGTTTGCAGCTATTAAAGTGCCTGTTGAAGAAGCAAAACTAAAAGCATTAGTATTACCCGTTTGTCTAAATACTTTAATAGTTGATTGACCTGGAAGAGTGCTATCAAAAAATTGAATCTTATTATTTCCTTCATGATAGGTCCAATCATTAGGATAAGCTATTTGTTCATTAACATAGACACTAAGTTCTGTAGCATAGGTAGGAATTGTCAAACCAGTTAGCGTAACATACTCTGTGCTTGAAGTTGCAGCAAATGATTGTATTGAAACAACATTAGAAAGTAAATAATGATTACTGTATACAGATTCTCCTACAGTAAATTCTTGAAAAGCATTAGCAACTTTAACTTTAATATTACTTGTAGAAGGATCTACATTAGCAACATACCCAAAAGTTTCAGAACTGGCACCAATAATATTGTTTCCATTCTTAAATGGGGTTGTATCATTAACTGTTAAAATATAATCATAAAGTCTAGTAGACATTAATCAAAATCTTCCATTAAATTTATAGTAACTGAGTAAAAATTTTGGGTAAGAGCGGTACCACCAGAAATAACTTGTTGAATTTGTAGAGGTCCATTAAATCTTGTTCTTACTGTACCAGTACTATTAATATGTGTCAAGTCAAAAGTGAAAGTTTCATACTCTCCGTTCATAGATACATAAAAATCTTCAATTGCTTGTTTTTCAACACCAGAAATATTATTGTATGCTAACTGATACTGTCTTTTTCCTCTGCGAGACATTAATCGTCTCTTTTCATAACCGCTTTGAGTCGCATATTTATTTACATTAAATTGACGACCGAGTTGGAACCCATTAGAAGGTTTACGATCTCTCATATCATTAAATCGACCAATTGAGTCTACTTGAGGAGCAAACGTTCTAATTTCTAGAGTAACATTAGCGTAATCTACTTCTTCTTCGTCTACAGCAGGGGCTACTGGAAGGTCTATACCATTTACTCCTAAAGTAGCACTTGGATAAGTAAAACTATCTGGATTCTGTAACACGCCTGAAAGCGTAACAAATATAGCGTTGGCTTCATTTTCTCCTATACTACCTAAAACAGGAGTTGGAAGAGAAAAAGTTGTAGCAACACCGTTTAATAGATACGTGTTAGAATCTATAATAGTAGCAGAAGTATTTGAATAATGAGCGTAAAAAACAGCGGGATACTTTCGAGTTACTCTAAACCTATTAGGCAAATCAATAGTTCTAAGGATAAGTTCATCAGCACTTGGGGCTGCTACAAAAGTAATAGAACCGTTATTATTAGATAAATAATAACTTGAAACATCTTGAACAATACCATCAATAGTAGCTATTACCTCTCCTGAAAATGATACTGTAGAAGGAAGGGGGAATTCAATTTCGATTCCTGTAGTAGTATATGTTTTTGTTCCCACAGTCGAAAAAGCGTCTAGTGCTACTGTAGCGTCGTTTGGATATGTAGCCATTTTTATGTATTACTCCTAATTGATCTTCTGATAGGACCGTTTGTATCTAGGTCCTTAAGAATCAGTTTAACAATTGCTGTTTCGCCGTCCATCTGTGTTTCTCCTTGTTCAGCTTCTTTATCTGATCCTTTATTTTCTATTTGAACTTTTACCTTTGGTGCTGAATTAAGAGCGGTTTTACCTGTAGCATTCATGCGCTCCATATTTGAAGCACCGATAGCATCTACAGCACTCTTCTTCATTACAAACTCGCCTGGCTCTAAGAGAGCAGGCACGCTATCACGGGTTCTAACATTACCGCCTGCTGCATAACGAGCAATACCTTGTCTACCTACTAAACCACCTGATGCAGCAGCCACTAGGGCAGTAAAGAATCCACCGCCACCACCAGCAGAACCAGATGCACCTACAGTTTGTAGGGCTGTAGCAGCACTATAGGCTGCTGTAGTTAGTGTAGTATCCGCCGTTGTTTGACTTACAGCAGCTACCTTAGACCCCACCTGTGCTGCTTCTAGTGCTTGTGTGGCAGCACCTGCGCTTCCTAAACTACCACCAAGAACGCTTGCATCATTACCTACGTTGAGTAGGCTGCCTCCAGCAGTCTGTGTATCAGTACCAAAGCTACTTAAAAGTCCACTACTATCCGTAACTTTGGTACCAAAATCGCCAAGATTTGTTACGCCATCCTTAAGGCCTGTTGTAAAGTTATCAAGCTCTGCAGTTACTCCCTCAAGGCCAAGGCCACCGTCGCCGATGCCGGCTTCTGATACACGATTAGTAAACTTATCCGTAGAGAAAGGTGTGGCCGCTGGGAATCCTCCCATAGGAGCTTGTCCAAAACTGGTTCCGAAGGGACTCTCGGAACCCCCTAGAGGAGTGAAAGAGCCTCCAATATTACCTAAACCTCCAGGGGCGCCAAAACCCATAGCACCAAAACCACCGGGGCCTGACGGGTTAAGAGTATTTTGACCAAACATATCAAAAGGACCATATGTTGTCGAAGAATAACCTGTTCCCATTGGATTAAAACCGCCGCCTAAATTATAGTCAGATTGTACCTGATCTCCCAATAGAGTACCTATTGGTACGTTTTTACTCTTAAGCACCTCAACAGGGACTCCATTAGACGTTATTCCGCCGCTGCCGCCACCAAACCAATCGCTTACCATATCTCCTAGATTTTTAAAAGCACCCGAAACAGAATCTACTATTCCAGATACGCCAGATTTTATACTATCCCATAAATCACTAAATGCACCTTTTGTTTCTTCTAACATCTCACCAGGAACAGGGGACTTTCCACTACCACCAGTATCAGTAATCTTTGGACCACCAGTACCAGGAATCTTTAGACCACCAGCTGCTTCACCTACTCCACCACCAGAGCAAGCACAGAACTCTGATACGTTAGTAACATAAACTGATTGGATGCCAACGTCTTTAAGGGCTTTAACACTTCCTTCAATATTTCCGAGACTTGATTTAATAGCTGAAGAAGCCGCATCAGGTAGAGTCTGTGTTAATGCTGTTGTAGCAGTTTTAGTAAGCCCTCCTAACAATCCTTGGAATTGTTGTTTAAGAAAATCAGTTACAGGCTGTACAATAAACTGCTTAAAAGCTTGTTTAGCTAGGTCCACTAAAATACCCTTAAGCATATTCATTAGACCTTCTTTAAAGTTCTTCATTGTTAGAGTACCGTTTTTAATAGCCTCAAATAAATCATCGACACCTTTATTAAGAGCACCTTCGATAATTCCTGCTGCTGCTTGTAAATATTTTAATAACCCAGCTTCTTCTAACTGGTACTTTCTTTCTGCTAAAGCAATAATTTCCTTTTGCTTATCTCTTTCAATGTTTAAAGCTGTTAGCTTTTCTTGTGCGTTAGAAGAAGCGGCAGCTTTTTGTGCCTCAATACTTTTTAACTGAGCTTCGGTATTAGCACTCTGTGCTTCTATTTCTTTAATTTTCTGATTATAATTTTCAAGTATTTTTGCTGATTCAGCGGCATATCTTCTGTCTACGTCAGCTTGAATTTTTTTAATCTTCTGCTCTTCTGCGTTTAAAAGCGATGTTTTAAGATCTGCAAGACGTTGATTCTTCTTAATCTCCTCGTTTAATATATCAGCACTTGCAGTTTTTTGTGCCTCAATATTAGTTCGTAAATTCTCAACATTAGTTTGAAGGGTCTTAATAGTAGAATTAGCCAACTCCCTTGCAGTCTTCTTAACTTCCTCAAGTTGTGGATCTTTCTTACCAGTTTGCAACTCTACTAGTCTAGCCTGTTGCTCTAAAATTTTAGCCATTGCTGTAATGTATCTATCATCTACCTGAGCCTGCATTTCAAGAAGCTTAACCTTCTTTTCAATTAGTCCTAGTTGATATTCTCTATCCTTAGCAGCATTTGCTGCTTGTAAGTCAGCAACTTTTTGTTGAGATAAAACAAGTTCTTTTTCTTTAACAATTTGCTCCGCTCTGTCAGAACGAGCCTTATCATCCAGCGCCTTTTTCTCATCTAGTGCTTTGAACTGGTCAAGTGCTTCAAGTGCTGCATTAGTTTTCTTTACCTCGTTTAATTCTATTTGTTCTCTTAGTATAGCAGCTTGTTTATCTAAAGCAGCTAAGTCAGCAGCTAGTTTAGTGCGAATTAAGTTTTCTTCTCTATCAAGACGAGCCGTTTCTGCATTAAACTTTTCCCGAGCAACATTAATCTCTGCATCTCTAATTTGTTTTTCTGTAGCTAAATTACCTAATAAACCTAATTGATTTTGTTGTCTTTCTGCGGCATTAACTTTTTGTAAATCTGCTCGTCGAGCAGCAGCATTAGTTGCTCGTTGCGCAGCTTCTGCTCTAGCAGCTTCTGCCTGTGCTAATTGTTTGGAGGCTTCTAAAGCTTTTATTCTTAAGTCAACTTCTTGTTCAAGTCCTTTTCTAACAGTAGCAGCCGCAGCTCTTTCAGCCGCGTTAGCTTCGTTTTTAGCTTGTTGAATTTCTCTAGCATTAGCCTGTCTAGCTTTTAGTAGATCTAGCTCTTTTTGTAAAATATCTACAGAAGCTTGCGCTTTTAATACTGCTAGTTGCTGTTGAAGAACAGTTAAACTTCTTTGTTGAGTTCTTAAAAGTTTTGTAGAATCTTTTGCAGCCTCTATTATAAGACCAGCTTTTGCTTTTTCTGCTGTAGTAGCATTGGTTGCTCGTTGAATTTCTATAGAAGTTATACCTAGTGATTTAATCTTGCCTTGTAAAATCGATGCCTCGTTATTTTTACCCTCTTTTTGCGCTTGAACTAACATCTCTTGTAATCTAACAGCTTCTCTTTGCTTATCAGAGATATTTCCTGCCGCTGCTATTGTATCATCTAGGAACTTCATTTGATTTGCTTTTACTTCTTCAGGAGTAGCAGCTATCTCAGCTATCTTTCCAACTTTGCTTATAGACCCACTAGCTAATAAAGAGTCAACCGCTTTTAAGGCTCCTCCGAAAGTAGATTGAAGATCTTTGTTAATTTTTTCTAATCCTTGAACATTAGCTAAAGTATTAGAAAGACTTTGAATTCTTTTCTCTAATTTGTATAAAGCTTCCTCTTGCTGATTACTTAGATCATCAAAATCTAGAGTATCTGAGAATTTTTCTAACTCTCTATTTGCTCTAACCAAAGCTTGAGAAAGTTTTTCTGAATTAACACCTAACTTTAATTGCTCATTAAAGTTCTGTATGGCCCCCGTTGTTGCTACAAGAGCGGCTCCTTGTGCTTCTGCTCCCGCTATAAATTCATTTTGACCGCCTACATTTTGTATAATAACGTCAAGTAAGTTTTTATACTCTTTTACCGCCGCTCCATTTTCATCAGTTAATTGTTTTACAGCTTTTGCTGCGGAGTCATAAGACACACCAGTGGCAACAATACCCCTTAATAAACCAACATTTTCTTTTCCTACAGTTTTAATAGCTTGTTTTGTTTCTTGAAGAACCAATAGTCTAAACTTTTCTTCTTTTGTTAAATCTCCTGTCTTGTCAGTTAAAGCTTTAATTCGCGCATCAAGGGTTTTTACTCCTGCGTCGTTATCATTGAGGAGTTTTGTAGTTCTTTCAAGAGATTTACCAGTTAAATCCTGTGAAGCCGCATACTGAATTTGTGATTTACCAAAAAGGAGGAAATACTTTGTGAGCTTATCTGTTTTTTCAGAGGCAATTTGTGCATTAACACTACCAGCTTGTACTCCTTGTATTAAATCTGCCTGTTCTTTTCTAACATCTGCTATCTGATCTTCTGTAAGCCCAAGAGCCTTGGCATATTGAACCGCAGTTCCTGATGAATTTAATATCGCAGTAGATAATCCTTCTATTTCTTTTCTATTTTGTCTAGCCTGAGCGTTTAATCTTTCAAAGTATCCTATTACCTCTCCAATTAAATCAATACCAAATAAAGAAAGAACTCCTTGAGCAATTCCTACATATATTAAAATTTTTGACATTGCCGCCCCTACAGCAACTACTGCTCCTTGTAGAACACGAAAAGTTCCTGCTAATCCTGATACACCCTTTGCAGTTCCTCGTGCAATCTTACCTGTACCTTCTAGCCTGTCATTAAAAGCTGTTTCTGCAGTTTCGAGTCCTTTAATCTGTGCTGCATAGACCCCCGTGCCGTTATCAAGAGCCTTTAAATCAGCAATTCTACGTGCAGTTAACTCTTTGCCTCTTTCAGCTTGCCTAATAGATAGATCTTGCGTTGCAAGAAGTTTACGAATTTCTGCCCCTTCAGTACGAGCTAATTTAGCATTAGTGCCTTGAATAGCTCCTGTACCTGTTAACCCTCCTTCTCCTTTAGAGAGAGCCTGTTTAGCAGCCGCCTGGAACTTAGTAAGAGCTTCTGGACCGGCTCTTGAAAATTTCTCAGTAAGATTATCTAATTTTCTAGTAACAAAATCAAATCCAGACCCTAGTCCTGCAACTATAGAGTCTTTTAGTTTTGAAAAAACAATAGCACCTACAGCCCCAAAAGCTATAATTAAATTACCTGTTTTAGATAAGAAATCAGCAATAGGGCTTAAAACATTTGCTACGAATCCTAACACAGATTGTGTTAAGTCTTGGAACTTAGCAGCTAATTGTTCGATTGATTGTTGGGAAGTTTTAGAACTTGTATCAATAATACCAAACTTTGCATTACCTTCATCAATAACAGCATTAACAAATGCTTGGCGTCTTTCAAAAGTAGTCAAACTAGAAGCACTTCTATTTAAAGATGCAGCATACTTATTAACAGCAGGCTCAATACGAGTAAAAATACCAAGTTCGTCGATAAGTTCTGGTTCTAACTTAGCAGAGCCTCTAACTAGTCGGTTAAAAGAATCTGTTAAATCTCTACCTAAAGCACGAGATGCTTTTAAAGAAACAGTTGTAAGACCTTCAATCTGTTTAGCACTAAAACCTGCAGAAAGTGCGGTGTTAACTTGAGTAGCAGCTTCAACAATAGATAACTGATTTTTTGTTATCTCTTTTGTTTTAGCAATAATTTGATCCCCTGATTCCCCAATAGTTCTAGCTAAAGTTTGAGTACCCCTAATAACTTCTTCGTTTCTAGCAGCTCTAGACAGTGCTTGGAAAGCAGAAGTAATAGCAAAGATATTAGCGGCAGCGCCTGCATAAACAGAAACCAGACCTCCCAAACCAGATGCTTGAGCAGAAAACTGTCTTCCTGCTGATGCGCTGGTTTGACCAAGTCTGGTTTGTTGTTTAGTTACTGTTTCAGTAGCCGCAGCTGCTGCAGCCGCTCCTTTGGTACTAAAAGTAGTTTCAATAATATTTTTAATTGATGCCACTAGCGTCTCACCCTTGATGCGGCTTCTCTAGTTCTACGTTGTTGGTCATAGTGTGTAGAAGCCTCAGAAATACATACTTGAAGAAGTTCAAACACCTCTTCACTATCTTCAATTTTATAGATGCGCATAATATCTCCTAAACCTGCATAGTCTTTACCTAACCAGACTCCATTCATTCCCTCTATCTTATCTGGCAAAGCATTAAAAAGCCTTAGAGCTTGTTGCGCTTCGTAACTTAATTCATGTACCTCTGGCGGCATTTCGTCAGGGTCAGGGTCCCATCCCATCTGTTCACACATTAACAGATATTGGTCTTGGGTCATTCCCCCTGCTTGGAAGCTGTGCCGGAGGTACTTTTCGAGTTTTTTGAGTCTTCAGCCTTCTTATTAATAGAAAACTGCTCATAATCATTTAGTGCGTCAGTTACAAACTGATCAAAAACTGTGGAATTCTTTAGAAGATCTAGTGCGTCTTCTTCAGAATAATTTACGTCCTCATTTGGCTCCATAGAACTAATATCTACTGGAAGAAGCTTGGGCAACGATCTAACTTTAAGACCTGACCACCCCTTAATTGCTCTACGTGAATACTCTTCAATAAACTTATCATTATCAATTTCCTCTTCACGTTGACGAGTACGCTTATTAAACTTATATGTAAGACTTGAGTTACGAATCTTCATTAGATCATCACGACCTAAATATACTAGATTAACTACAAAACCTTCGATATCAGGAAACTCTACGTCAATTACGGTTTCCTTTGCCATTAAACTTGAAATTTTACTCATTTTTTGGTTTTCCCCTCTGTGTTAATAAAAAGGGTGCTCACCGTCGTTATCAACGCCTGTCAAACTGAGGGGGCAAGTTTGACGTTTGTTAACAGTGAGCACCCACATGAAATTAAATTTTGCCCCCTCAAAGCTCATTTAACTTACTTTTCTACAATAAGTGTCAACTCATCTCCGGTACCTTTGCTAGTTTCCTGAGCAAGGAAGTTAACTGTAATACCGATAACATCTTCAACAGCGTGAGTTGGAATCTCGAACTGAATCTTTGGCATATTGATTGCAAAGAATGGTGCTGTTGCTCCGCCAATTTTAAGGTTAGCGTTAGATGTAGCAGAAGAAGATGTACGAGTGTCTTCAACGATCTGCTTCAAGAACTGAGCAGAATCACTTGAACCACCACGTAAGTAAGCACTTAGTGAACCAGAAATAGCACGAGCACCGGCAAACTGACCGATAGGTGAGTTAAGAGATGCAAGCTCTTCTGGTGTTAAGTATGTGATGTTATTATTGTAGTCAAAACTGAGTGCAGTTACTGGGAATGTGAAATCAACCCCTGTAGCAGTTGAACTTTCAGCGTGCTTAATATCAATTGTTGAAAGTCTATTCTTAATGAAGCTAGCAGAAGAAATTGTGCCAGAAACATTATAAGAGTTCCAAGGATGATAAGAAGCCTCAGCTGTCAGTGCATACTGATTTGAGTTAGCTGTGATTTCATTTCCTCCAGCATTTAGTATTCCACCGAATACTGAAATAGCATTATTACGTTTATCATCACGAAGTTCGATTAGGTTTGTACCGAATCCTGTCCAAGTGGTTGTAGCAATGCCGTCAATAGCAGCATCAATAGACCCTTGGTTAACAGTTGCGTTAGAAACCTGATAAACAACGTTATCCATTTTGAAATATAGATGGTATTCAGAAGCAGTAGCAAAGTTTGCAGAATGCTGGAACACGTTTGCAGCAGCAGCACGCTCTCCTAGTGCAAATTTACCATCAGCCTGCCAAGTACTCTGAAGTGAATCGCCAGAAGCAAATGCAGTGTTACTCATTAAGGCTTGCCACATAAACCAGTCGGCGCAAGGCATTGAATTACCTTCAGCAGACTTATCTGAAGCACCTGCGGTCTTTTCAAGACCTGTTGGTTTTAGATACGCCTGGAAGTTCCAGTCAACTGGGTTAAGGGCGGTATTGAATCTCTGTTGTGAACGATCAGGAGTCAAACCACTTTCTAGTGATGTGATATCCTGAGTTGCAGCAGCCTGAGACACTGCAAATCCAGCAAGAATTTCTACTTGCCAAGTGTTTGCAGGTTTCATAGCTGTTACTTCGGCACCGCTGGCAATATCAACGGTGGACATAAACACTTTTGTGTTTCTCTGTAGGTTAAGTTGGGCAGCCATTTAATTAAACTCCTTTATATATTTAATTGGTATCTTGTTGTCACGTCTATTTCCAAAATCCCAAAGGGAGCTACTAAACCTTCATCTGTGGAAACACCTTCTATTATCATATCTAGTATTCCAATGTTTGATCTATCACCTAAGTTATATACAATATGCTCTATATCATCTGCTAGACTTTCTGCGGTTGTTATAGGGTTTTCTGCTCTAACATAAGCACGGATCGCAATGTTTAGCTCTCCAGTAGTTAATCCTGCGGTATCGTAAATTCTAGATTCTGTTCCTGCATTTACGCATATTGTAGGAAAATCATTAATTTCGTCTAAAAATTTCACGCGACGAAAACAGTTATTTGAAATATCTAAGTTATAAGTGTAGCTTGCGTCAAAAGTAGAAACATCGCCGTTTATTTTTTTCAACTCAGATACCAATAAGTCGGTAATTTCTTTTCTTCGACTTAACGCCATTTATTTTCTACCTTTTCATAGTATATCAAATTGATTTTTATAAAGCAAATCCTAAATTCTCAAAACAGATTCGTGCCCAGTTTAAAAACCTCTTATAATTCTAAAACGAGTTCCATACACTTGTTTAACAGTATCTCTAATAGAACCTTGTAATAAAAATCTAGGTGCTCTTGCTCCTCTTTTTTCGTGAACACGATAGTTAGGAGCATAATAATATGTAATTAATTGTTGTCTAATATTTTGCATAACTCTAACAGATTCTGCAAATTGACCAGTTCTATATGTTAGTACAGTAGGACTTAAAGGCTCTCCTCTAATAGGTCCTTTAGGCATACGACGCTCTACTTCTTTTTGTACTAAAGCACTTAATTGAACGTCTGAAATATAGTTTACTTTAGTTTCTGCCTTTTTCTTTTTCGTTTTAGCTGTTATAGATCCTTTTCCTAAAAGGGCAGACCCTTTTTCATATTCAATTAAAAATTTGCCCTTAAATTGTGAGTTCAAGAATTTAATTACAGAAGGAGAGAATTGTGAAAACTCTGCTGCTAAATCTTGAGCAATTGCCAGACTAAGCTTTTTTAATTCTACATCTAAAGATTTATTTGCTTTGTTTAAAGCGTTTCTAACTTCAGCTTCTGTAAAGTAAATTTGAAAGTAGACTTGTCCTTCTGCGCCTTCTGTCACTTTTATTTTAGCTTTAGGATTTTTGGATATTTGTTGCCAGTTCCAGCCAATAGATTTAATTATTCTTTTTCCACCAACTTGTATAGGAACTTTAATATCTGCTGCTTTTAAAGCAAAGTTTTTTCTTAATGCGATAGCAGCAGGAGATCTACTCTTATTTAAAAAAGATTTTAAACCTTCACTATCATTTTTTAATTTAACTAGCTCTTGTAAAAAAGAATCACCAAATCTAACGCGTTCTTCGATAGGAGTTGCAGAGCCTTCTGAAGTATCAAACCCAGTTATAAGTTTTGTGGTAGAGCGTAAATTAATTCCTTGTCCGCCGGCTATCCCAATCTGTCCTGCTCTAGTTACTTGTCCTGAAGAGTCTGTTGTTGTAGAAATAGCTTTATTTTCTGAAACAACAGCCTGTCCTGACTCCGCATCATAAACAATATTATCGGGTATAACACCAGACCCTGATTTTCCTTGAATAAGGGTACCACCTAAATTGTCTACCATAACCCTATCAACAATATTTGATAATCTTGAGTAGATACCAAATAAAGCTCTGGATAATGGTTCATTTGTAGCTTTTAAATAAAAACGAGCAGGTCCTATTGCATTTCTAGATTTAAATAGTAAGTCTAATGCATTAGGTCCTGTAAAAGTTTTACCGTCTGGTCCTGTGACTTTAAATCTAGTAACAGACTCTATCATACTAATAAATCACTCTATATAAATCTAGAATACGACGAATGTGTGGAGGAAAATTAGCACTCAATGCTCTATCTTGAACATTCTCACCTTGGAAAGTAAAGCCTTGGGATTCTTGCCGATCTTTGTGTAACATTTTAGCATAATCCATAGTAGCCATCAATAAATCTTGAGGAATAGAGCCAGAATCATATCCAGACTTATAAGTTACTCTAACACCACGAGGATAATTCTTAAATGTAGCAGCTCCTACAAGAGTTAATCCAAAATCTCCTGTACCATCACCAATATTTTTAGTAATTTCGCCTGTATCAGGGTAGAATAAAAAGTCTTCTACAGAAGCGTGATCGTCAGCAAAGCCAGAGGTATCATTGTCTCCATCAAAATGTGCTAATAAAACAGTATTATCATCTGTCGCATGTTGGTAAGAAGGAGCAGTAAAAGCAGTAGTATGTCTAGCAACATGAGAGATACGAGTTTCATCCATAAATCCATTAAAATATTGATAATTTGAAGTAACATTTTGTCTTGCAATTTCAAGTTGCGCAGAAATATCAGGCATCACATTTGAAGTAGTTTGTGTGCCTATAGAAGTTCCATCACGGTAAAGTGTCCAAGAAGAACCAGAACGAACAATTTCTACATGATGAAAAGTATTAGCAGAATAACCAGTTGAGGCCGCATGTGTAACATTAACAACTTCAGTACCTCCAGATACTGCTCTAAAAGTAAAACCATTAGTAGTATCATATCCAAGGGACCAAAGATTATTAACATCCGCAGATTGTGAGATGAATACTGCATTAGCAGAATAAGAGTTAGATCTTATTTGTGTATCAATAGTAAAATCAGAGTCTCCAAAATACCAGTCATTAGAATCAGCTAAATAAATATAGTCATCAGATCCGTCAAAAAACACAGAGGAGTCCCCGAACTTTTTATATCTAGTTTTTAGAACGGGTCCTCCACTGCGAGTTAAAGTATGGTTTGAATCTATTCTTGTTACTGAAGAACCATCTGATTGTGGATTAGTTAGTTTTCTATATGCAGTACCGTCATACTCAGAAATAGAATGAACATTTTGTAAGGGTAGCCTAGATACAAAAACCGAAGATTTTCCTCCGTCAAATACTTCTGAATACGAGTTACTTAAAACTTCGTGTCCAATATAGTTTTCTACAGCACCACAAGCGAAAGAAATAAGATTGCTGAGTCTAGCATCTTCGTTAGAGCTTGTAATGTTTAGATAATTTTTTATTTGTGCTAAAGTTACATATGGATATTTACCATAATTGCTAGACATTGTTTATCCCCTTCTTATTTAGTAACGATTGTAGTTTTTGGCTTAACAGGAGCCACAGCCTCTACGGAAGTAGCGCTGACTACTTTTTGCTTAACAGGAGCAGGAGCTGGTTTTGGAGCTTTAGCTGCTTTCCATTCTGCGATATAAGCGTCTACCTGAGTAAGACCATTTCCTAACTTCATTAGAATTCTACGAGCTTCGTCTTCATCATCAATTTGCATGATTTCATTAATCATTATAATTTTCTCCTTGTCTTATAGTAAGAAAGGGAGGCAGGTTAACCTACCTCCCTCTTCCTTAAGGTAAATCAGAATCTATTATACCTAAGATTAGGCAAGTGTTCTGATTGTAGCAGCATAGCCGTAGGTGGTTGAAACGTTTGCACCTGCACCTGAGCCTGTGGTTGAGAGAGCCTTGAAGTCAAAGCGTGTGCTCATGTACATCGCTGTGACCTGCTGGCGAGGCTCGTACTCGCTCTCGATCTCCATACCACGGCGTTCTGCGATCATCCAGCCTGGCTTGTAGACTAGAGCACCAATGTCGGCTGAGTTAGAACCAACGTTATCTAGGAACTCAGTAATAACAACTGGGATACCATAGATTGCGCCAACAGAACCTGTGAGGTATGTTGCGTTTGGTCCGAACTTATCGACTGTGCGGAAGTCGGAGGTTGTGACTAGCTCGTTGTAACCTTCGATTGTGGTTAGATATACGAGGTGGTCACCAAGCTGTAGACCGTACTTACCCATTAGGGCGCGGGCTGAAGCAATATTAGCTGCTGTAGCCTTTGTGTCGCCATCGGCGGTACGAACGGATAGACCGTCTGTAGCAACCTGGTTAACCATTGTGGTGATACCCTTAACAACAGAGGCATAAGTTGATGTGCCAGCTGGGTTAGCTGTGAAGCCTGATAGGGCGCCAGTACCACGAAGGATTGCCTTGTCGATTGAACGAGAAAGGCGACGTGTTGCTGCGCGACGGAGGAAGTCGATTAGAGGAAGAATTGTATCCTCTTCTTCATCCTTGGCAAGATGTGTTGTAACCATGAACTTGTGTGGTGTAAAGTCAACTGACTTAATTGCGTTCTGGTTTGAGGTTGGGACGTTTGATGTATCACCAACGCCTGTGGCATATGTGCCAGAAGCGAACTGTGCTACGTAATCGTCTGTATCCTCATCGGCGACTGGGACACGGAATGTCTTTGCATCGACCTGGATTCTATCGAACATAGGAGCAATAACGAGCTGCTGCTCCATTTCTTCATAGATATTTGTTGAGAAGTTGCTTAGGAACTGATCAACTGAAGTGACGGCCTTAATCTGATTACCAAGCTTGGTATCAAATGGGTCACGACGATTGAGAGCCTTAGCAAGAAGGAAGGCATTAGCCATTTCCTTTTCGCTATACTTGCTGGAAGCCTTCTGCTGCTGATAAACATGCTTGCTTTCAGAAATAGCTTTAATCTCGTCCTTATATTTTGCAATCTGTGCCTTTAGCTCAGAAAGCTCTTCACGGGTCTGGCGAGTTGCCTCACCATTACGCTCAGCCTCATCGGACTCACGTATAACAGCTTCACCAGCCTTCTCGACTAGCTTCTCTGTGTTGTTTTCTCCAACTTTAACGGAGACTTCCTCGACAGCCTTCTCCACAACTGTTTCAGTTGCAGGAGCTGCTTTCTTTTCAGTCTCTAGTACAATTGGATCACCTGCATTTTCGGTTGCCATTGTTTCATTCTCCTTTATAGTCTTAGTAGTCTTATGACCGTTTACTAATAAGGCTAGATCCTTTGAAGTCTCTTCGCCATCGTTGCAGTCAATACTCTTAAGCTTTTCGATGTTATTTAGCATCATTTTAGCAATATGATAGTTAGTGTCATTCCATTCTGATGATGGGGTAGTGGTTAAGTTTAGTGTTTTATTCAGCTTTTCCTGTAAAAGTTCACTGTTTTTAACAGCTTCGTTATCTTTCACTGCATAAAGCTCTTGTTCAGAAAGTGTAACCAGTGAGTCAAACTTTTCTTTAATATTGGAACGTTCTCCATCACTTAAGCTTTTGAACTCTGTAACAGAGACATCTAGATCATACTGTGATCCAAGGTCCCAAAAATTCGCTACTGATAAATTTTCAGCAGGGATTGTAACTGTATTATCCAATGATTTTCCGTTTAAGTCAACTTCTAAAAATTGAAAAATAGGGTTTTGGGCAGTAGCAATTTTCACTGTCTGATACCTTTTACCCTCATGTTTTACAAAAGCACCATTTTTAATTTGTGCGGTTTCTGCACTAAGAAGATTAACAAAAGGAATTGGTTCATAAGGATCAGATGATAAGGTCTTATCCTCATCGTCTTCATCTTCCTCGGATAGATTCTCAATTTCTACGTCTTCAGCAAGATTGACTTCCTTAATAATTTCCTTCTCTTCTTCTTCAGCGGCAGCAACAATGACTTCTTCTGTCTCGTTTGTTTCAACGTCTTTAGTCATAGTATTCTCCTCTTCAGAATATAGAGTAACAGATGAGTAGTTAGGGTTTTTAGACCCACCGTTTGCCTCAGTCTCACTAGGAGACATGGGACGGGCTTCTCCATCTGTCTTATCAGGTGAATCAACATTGTTAGAAGGTTGAACTAAGAACACAATTTCATGACCGTGCCCTTCTGCTTCTTCAATGGTATAATTCACAATTTTGTGATAATGCTTTTGGCCATGAGAGGAATAGGTAGTAACACCATTGCCACTATCATCCATTTCAATGGTATGATAATGACCGGCTTTGTTACCAGTTATTCCGACATAAATGCCTTCCATCATTTTCACTTCGTCTTTTAGACTAGCCTCTTTGAGACTCTTCTTAAAGGCTTCATATTCATCGTTAGATTCAAAACTTTTTCTAACACTGAATAAGCTTTCTTGGTTGCAAGGAACGGATACAACACTAATTTCATGAAGTTCTACATCAGTAATTTGTGTTGTGTCTGTATTCCGATCATAGCGACCATCCTTAACGCGGAACCCTACAGAAAAGCTCTTTAAAGCTCCGTCATTAATAAGTGTTTGTACACCGTGAAGTTTTTCTGCTGCGTCACTTACATAAGCTTCAACAAAAATACCTTTACGGTCTACAGAAATCTTTTCTACACGTCCAATAGGTTTGCTGTGATCGTGCTGATAAAGAAGAACAGGGTTCTTACGATAGTAATCAACACCCTTAGCCCAAGCATTAGCTGTAATGATATCACCTGCTCGATCTTTATCGGTGGTGTTAGCATAGCCAGCAATTCTTAAGCCTTTCTTCTTCTTAGGAGCACGTTTCTCAACAGTTAGTGGACTGTATACATGAAACATTTTATCCATTCTCATTATCCCCTTGTGTAGGATCAGGAGGTGTATCTGTATTATCTTCTGTAGGTCTTCCACCTTGTGAGGGGTCTACAGCACTTCCTGTAATATTTTGTGGTATTCTAATCTCATCGCAATCTTCACGATGTTGGAATCTTAATCCTATTCTAGCTTCATTAGGTGTAATAATACCAGTATTTACTAATGTAGAATAGTACATAGCTTGTGTTTTTTCGTCCGCTCTAAGAGCTGAAACAGCTGCTCTATCTGGACGAATAATAATATCTGAGTTAAAGAAGTGAGAAAATGCGCTACAGAACTGTTCTAAAATTGGCATAATAGTATGGTTATAAAATAATACTTGGTTTGCAGCTATGTTAGCATTATTTCCTGATTTTAACAGAACATATGGTACACCAAGTGCTTTTGCAATATCTTGTTGGACTCGTTCTACAGAAGCTTCAAAATCTAACTCGGAAAATTTAATTTGTCCAAAAGGACTTAGCTGTAGTCCGCCATCTAAAATAGCAGGATTTCTAGCACCACCATAAATAGTAGAATAACTCTGTCTCCACTGTTCTAATAATCTTTCTTTTACTTTTGGACTTAGAACAGAAGCAGTTTGTAAGACAATACCTGGAATACCATTATTCTTAAAGAATTGACGCTGGAAATTAATTAAGTAATAGTATAACTCAATTAATCTTTTAACAGATTTTAACTTTGGTGCGCCACGGTAAATACTATCTTCGTTATCTGACTTAATATGAATAATTTCATCAGTATCAAATTTTAGAGCAGATTCTTGTCTTGTGGTTTGTTTACCATAACTATAAGCACTTGAAGACTGAACATTTCGCACTAAAAAGTTAAAATGCGAAATAAAGGTTTTTTCGTCTGGAATAACTTCCATATCATTAGCTGGTAATACGTAAAGATTTGTACGATCATAATAAAAGAAGGCATTACCATCTAGTAAATAGTCTAAGAAAGCTCTACGAAATAACTTAACTCTGTCTTCAAAAGGATTTGGTGAACGATTTAAAAGTTTATCTACTTTCTTAACAGCACCTCCGCCTTCAACAATAATCGGGACTTCAATCAAAGCATTAATAATTAACTCAATAGAGCGATTAACTACTTCAACGTCACGATATGCTTGTTCAAAATCAAGAATAGTTTCTGGACTCGCATAAGGCTCTGCGGCAGCTAACGAAGGCTGTGCAGGGTTAAGCTTTTCTGATATCCATCTTCTCCAACCTGGAACTTCGTTAGCCATGTTTCTCCCTTTGAATTTCTAACCAATTTATAATTTTATTTGATAGATGATTACTATAACGTTGTCCGTATATATTATGTAATCTTTCGTGATGTTGTTTACAAAGGGTATAAAGGTTGTTATTGCTTAACCGATCAAACTCATCATCATAAAATTTTACTCTTATATCTTTTATTTCCTCAACAGTATCAAATTTAGACACTTTATTTTTTATGCACCAGTCTTCAAAAAGTTGAGATATAGAAAAAATATGATGAAGTTCTAAGTTTTCTTTCTCTTTGCATATATAACATTCATCGCGTAATTTGTAATCTTTTTTAATATAATCCCTTATATACTTAATAGGAATTCTTTTTAAATCTGCCATTAGAATAACTTTACCAAATACTAAACTTTGTGTCCAATCTTTAATTTTTAGAAGCCAAGAAAGGGGAACGAAAATCTTGAATTACTTGCCATCTCTTACTAAAATGCTCAGGATGTTTGTTTAATCCTACAGCTCCCTCTTCTAATAAGGAAACTTCTGTTTTAATTATTTTAGGTTTTGTCTTATAGTAGTCACTCATAGAAAGAGATACCTGTATATCATCCCCTCTATCTTTTGTTCCCCAAGGTTCTATATAGTCTTTCCATATAGTTTTTAAATGAGGAATCGAAACAGATAAACAAGCTCCAACAGCTATATCTGATTCTGCATCTATACACCATTCACTAGATAAATCTTCATAACAAGAAACTTTATTTACTCCAGATCTACCATATATAGATATAAGCCTATCAGGAGTCTTTCTTATTTCTACTATTAGTCTCATTATACAGTGAAAACTTGGGTCAATATCATCGTCTAGTATAATTGCATATTTATAATTTAAATCTTTTGCAAATTTCCAACGCTCAATACACCATCCATTTTCTTTTTTATTTATAACGGCTGCACCTTTAAACTGATGTACTTTATAAGAAGGATTATTATTAATTATAAATATAGGTAATTTACCTTTAAATTTTTCAACAAGATAATAAATATTACTAAGTCTTTTGTAGTTTAAAATTATTAGTGCAGTATCTTTAAGCATAAATTGAAGCCGATGTTTTTACATAGGTATAAATACCATATCTTACAGCGTCTGAAGCATGAGAATTATCGTCATGAATTGTTTTTGGATTTTCTGTTTTTGGATTCCACTTATAGTTTGCCATAGCAGTAAAAGTTTGAAAACCAGTCTCTGCATCAAAAATAAGTTTATCATGATCTACAAGAGCTGCAATATAATTTATACCGTCTTTAACAGATTTTACAGCATTCTCACAAAAAATATCATAGTCATAAGCAAAATCAGCTTTAAGTTGCTGGGCAGCAGAATCAATATAAATCATTTCTACTTCCCACTTTTCTTCCATTTCTTTAATATTTTCAGCAAGTTCTGAGGTTGTTACCTCTCCAGAAATATATTCATCTATTACATAAAAGCGTTCACCATCAGTAGCTATTACAATAAAAGCATTTAAGTCTCGATAACCAACGTCAAGTCCTGCAATAATCTCAAAACGATTAAGATTTTGCTTTACCCAAGTTAAGTCTTGAAGATGACGATTCTCATCAAGACTATAGACCTGCATTTCCGTAGTAGTCCAATCACACTCATACTCTTGAGCAAACATCTTATTAGAAATAGAACGACGAGCCTCTTCAATATCTTTTGTACTTAGAAGAGGATTGGCTCTCCAGGTAAATAGACCAGAACCCCAATCCTCAAATTCTGAATCTTGTCCACGAAGATAGTATGTATAAAGATAATTTGTTTTACCACGGGGAGTGGATATAAAAAGTGCCCGAGAATCGGGGTAGGTAGAAAGAGCAGGGCGCAAATCACGAGTAAAATACTCATCATCAGGGATGATTGCCGCCTCGTCTACAATTATAAGATGAGCAGCCCGCCCCACAAGTGAGTCTCTGTTGTTAGCCGATAAGAGGCGGAAGGTAGAACCGTTGATAAGTTTAACAACCTTATCTTTTTGATTGAATCTATCCACTTCCAGTTGTAAATTTCTAATAATATCTGTGACATAATCCCAAATAATTGATGATAGAGTAAAGTTAGGAGCTACTACCATCACCTGTTTTCCTGGCTCTAAGAGTTTAGCAAAAGCCAAAATACCAGCAGCTAGAGATTTACCAGTTCTTCGAGCAGAAATGTGAGTCCAAAAACGATGGTCTTCTAATCCTTGAACCATTCCCCACTGAGACTCATTAAATTGTATTCCGTTATGTTCCCCTACTACAATCTTATCAAGTAGTCTTTCTACAGGTACTTTAAAATAGTTATCCATCTATACTCATTTCAAATAATTAGCAAGAGCAATTCCAAGACCTGCTACTGCACTAGCTACAGAACCTACCCAGATTAAAGTCTTTAAACTTACACGACCAGTTGTAGCAATTGTTCTAAGTTGATTTATTTCTTTGTGCATTTCACTAATAGAATTAGACATAGCCTGCATGTTCTTTAATAGTTGTTCATATCGCTCTTGACATACGGCCTCATGTCTAGAAAACTCTAGCTTAGACTGTTGTGTGCGTTCATGAAGTTTATCAATACTATTTTCAATATCCATTAGTCTACGTCTTTATAATAAATTTAACAGCAACACCTGGATGGGTAACTGTTAGTGCAGGAACGGAGTGAGTATGAGCAGCATGATTACTTACTGCCGTAACAACTGTAATTGAGTTTGTAACGTCTTTATCTGTTGTAGAGTTAGTTGTGCTAGTCGTAACACTATGAGTTGTAGGACCTCCTGACCCTGTAGTTCCAGTTCCAGTTGAGTTCTGACCGCTTGCATTAACTTCTCCACCTGTCTTAGAACCAAGAGTAAAGGTAGACGCACCATATGGGGCTCTATCTCTAAAGTCGGGAACGTTGAAGGTCGTAGACCCGTCGCCTGCACCATAAGTAGTGCCAATTGCAGAAAAAAGTGCTGCATATGTTGTTCTTGAAATAGCTCCACCTTGACAGAGATACCATCCTCCAGGTGCAGTGGCTGCACCATACATGATGATAGATCCTGCAGGAATTAAGTCATTCCCGCCTTCTTGTAGTTTACCATCAGCCGCATTAAAATCGCCAGCAGTAGTAAAAGTAAACTGAACAGAGCTTGTTACGACTTGAAGATTACCACCAGAATTTGTTGTTAGGTTATTAGGAGACTCATATACTTTCCAACCATTACCTCCAACCCATTCAAGACCTTCATTAGGACCAGGATCGTTGAATGTAAGATGGTTTACTGCAGTAATATTATAGTTGTTCATGTCTAACGCGCTGTTAGCATCTCTTCTCATAAATGTGTTTTCAGATAGTCCATCTAATAAGTCAGCATCAAGTCCAGACCCAGCACCATCGTTACCAGAGTGCCAAATGGTGTTACCAAATAATGTTGCGGTAGTTTCATATAGCGCTAGTGTCTGTGTAAGAGTAACAGCAGAGCCACTACTTACACCGGATTTTACTTGAAAAATCATAGCAGCGTTAGTACTTGCATCTGTATTCACGTGAATACGTGCAGAGTTACCATTTTGCTCTGGTATACCAGCCTTATGGTTCCATGTTATGTTAGCATTTCCGTATCCGTCATTAATCGTTAGTGATACGCCGCCACTACCACGCCCTGCCGTTATGTAAGTATCGGTGGAATACTCGCCTGTGCCTGATGTTTTACCAGTTAGGTTGTTGAATGCATGGGTGTGGCTATCGTTAGCGATAACAATAGCATTATATGTGCCACTGACATCTCCACCAAATGATGTAGATGTGTTTAAGTAATAAGACCCTTGCTGCCCATCAAGTAAGTCAGCATCTAGACCAGAACTAGCGCCATCTACAGTTTTAATTGCCGTAAGAATTTCAGAGGCAGTTTGATCCGCAGTTGCCCCAGACTCAATTCCATCTAATTTAGTACCGTCTGTTGCTATATCGCGACCATCTACCGTACCAGAAAGAGTAATATTGCCGTTGAAATTAACTGTATCACTATTATATGCATAATGGAATACTTCTGAACGAACACCAGAACTCATACGATAGAATGTTACATGGTCGGCGCTTTCACCTGAAGCAAATGCTGGGGAACCATCGCCATTATATGAGATACCACCACCGGCAGATCCGTCTTGAGTTACCTCAATAGCACCTGTACTTTGTGAACCATTGGTACTTTGGCCAACCTGTAAAATTGCCAGCCCCGCATTTTGCGCTTTAATCCGAAGAGTTGTATTAGCGCCACCACTATCAATAGTTTGGTCTGCTTGATCGTTTCGTAAGAAACTTCCTGACGAAATACCATCTAATAAATCAGCATCTAGTCCAGACCCAGCACCATCAACTGTCTTAATCGCCGTAAGAATTTCACTAGCAGTTTGATCTGCTGTCGCACCCGACTCGATACCGTCTAACTTAGCACCGTCTGTTGCTATATCGCGACCATCAACAGTGCCTGAAACAGCAATGTTACCGCTGCTGTCGATACGCATACGTTCAGTGCCACCAGTTTTAAATGTTAATGTGTCAGCAGCAGCCCAATCCATTCCTGTATTAGTATCATGCGTGAATGTATAATAAGGATCATGCGAACCATAAGCAGTTGATCCATTACCAACATACATAACACCAGTGGAAGATATTTGGTTAATGGTCGTACCATCAGCAGTAATTTTAAACGGGATAAAGGATTGACCTAATGCCGCAGCATATTTAAATCCTGCTCCAACAGCATTACCACCAAGACTAGCATTACTAGAATCGACTAAAAAATAAACACCGTCTGTGGTATTAGATCCTTCTGTAGAAACTGTTAAACCAGAACTGAATGAAGTTGTACCAATACCGACTCTGCCGCTGCTGTCGATACGCATATCTTCACCAGAACCATTAGTTCTGAAAGACATGTAATTTGTTCCATTATCATATTCAATTGCACCAGCGTTTTCATCTAGATAATCACCAAAGTAAACTCGTGATTGACCTGATGATCCAGAAATTATAGCAATATGAGCATCATTTCCTGCAACAGAATTATTTTGAAATAAAGCTACAGTTTCACCAGATTGTGTTTCTGGGGGAGTTGTTCCTGTACCTTCACTTACTTCCAATCGTGCATAGCTTGGACTTTTTCCAATACCGACACTGCCGCCAACATTTACGTTACCAGTAGAAGTTCCATCACCAATAGTAACAGTGGCGTTAGCTTGAACTTCAAACTTACCAGTGGCATCTATACCAAGACCACCTAAAAATGGATCAACACGAGTTACCATTATTTCTTAACCTTCCTTCTTGGCGAAGCACCAGTAGCTACATTTACAGGAGTGCCAGTCCCCTGTCCTTTTTTACCTGCTCCTGCTTTTCTTTGGGCTGCTCGTTTACGACGAACAAAAGAGGCTCTGCCTTCTTTTCCTAATTTTCTAGCTTTTTCTCTAGATAGACAGGCGGCATAAGGTTCATCAACTTCGCCTTCCCCACATTTACCAATACGATTACCCTGGGCATCATAACGATCCCAACCGCCACCCCCAATGCCGCCAGTCTTACCTGTTCCAAACCAAGCTTTAAGACCTCCACGAGGTTTTGCCATTTAGCTCTCCAGTGATGATTTTAATTTAGAAACAAATACTGACTTAGCTGCATCAAGTTGGTCAAAGCGCAT